AGCAGAGAAGTGCCCCGAAGTGATCGTACATCTAGGCGACCACTGGGACATGCCCTCTCTGTCTGTGTATGACGTGGGTAAGAAAGCCTTTGAGGGCAGGACATACATGCAGGACATCAAGGCAGGCAACGAGGCTATGGATGCGTTCATGGCACCCGTTACTGCGGAGATTGAACGCCGTAAGCGCCGCAAGCTCAAGGCATGGAAGCCACGGTTTGTGTTCTTGTTGGGCAACCACGAAGAACGTATTGACCGGGCTATCAACAGTGACCGCAAACTAGAGGGACTGATCGGCTATCACGACTTCAACCTTGTCAAGCATGGATGGGAAGTGTATCCCTTCCTTCAGGTTGTTGTTATTGATGGTATCGCTTACAGCCACTACTTTACCTCAGGGGTTATGGGGCGTCCTGTCTCCTCGCCTAACCTCCTGCTGGCAAAGAAGCACATGTCGTGCGTCATGGGTCACGTCCAAGACCGAGCCATCTCATACAGCCGCAGGGCAGATGGTAGTCGAGTGACTGGTATATTTGGTGGCATTTATTATCAACACGACGAGGACTACCTCACCCCCCAGACTAACGGTAGCTGGTCAGGCGTGTGGATGTTGAACGAGGTAGTCAATGGTAGTTTTGATGAGATGCCTATTTCAATTAAATACTTGAAGGAGACGTATGGCTCTAACAATTCCCGACATAATGGAAAAGCTAAAACAAGTTGATGAGATTTCTTTGCTAGAGATATTGGAGGTGTCTAGCGAGGATTTGGTGAATCGGTTTATAGACCGTATCGAAGATAAAGCAGATGAACTAGAAGGAGAATTAGATGACAATTGAAACGCCGTGGTCAAGCATTGGATACATTACCTACAAGCGGACGTATGCTCGCCGCCTGAACGAAGGTGATGCTAACAGTGCGACAGAAGAATTTAAAGACACGGTAGGGAGGGTAGTTGACGCCGCAAACAATCAGCTTGGTTGTGGCTTTGACGCTGAGGAACAAGCACGACTGGAGAAATATCTACTGGAACTCAAGGGGACTGTAGCTGGTCGCTTCTTGTGGCAGCTAGGCACATCTACAGTTGACCGCTTAGGTCTTGCCTCGCTACAAAACTGTGCCTTCACTGTGGTGGACGATCCTGTGCGTCCGTTCACGTGGGCTATGGATTTACTTATGTTGGGGAGTGGTGTTGGATATAATATACAGAGGAAGAACGTTGACAAACTACCTGTCGTTAATATTAATTTTACTAAGCCTGAGCGTCTTGATAGTACCGACGCTGATTTTATCGTGCCTGATAGTCGGGAGGGGTGGGTTAAGCTACTTGGTAAAACTCTTAAAGCCGCATTCCTTTCAGATAAACCCGGCAGCTTCAGCTACAGCACAATTAATATCCGTGGTAAGGGAGCACCTATCAAGGGGTTCGGCGGCACTGCTTCGGGGGCTGAAATACTTTGCCAAGGAATCGATCAAATCAGTGATGTCTTATCGAAGAGAAAGGGCAAGAAAATACGCCCAGTGGACGCGCTAGACATCATGAACATCATTGGCTCTATTGTGGTGGCTGGCAATGTACGCCGTTCAGCTCAAATTGCCATTGGTGACCCTGATGATGTTGAATATCTTCTTGCGAAGCGTTGGGACATGGGCAACATCCCTAGCTGGCGGGCTATGTCCAACAACAGCGTGGTGTGTAACGACATCAACGACCTGCACGAATACTTTTGGGACGGCTATGAGGGCAAAGGTGAACCCTACGGACTGATTAACCTGCGCCTGTCACGCAAGGAAGGGAGACTGGGAGATACTGCCTATCCTGACCCGGACGTGCAGGGCTACAACCCGTGTGCAGAACAGAGTCTTGCAAACTTTGAGACGTGCTGCTTGGCAGAAATCTACCTGCCCAACGTCACCTCGTTCGATGAATTTGTTGACATTGCCACGTTGCTGTATCGCATCAACAAGCACAGCCTGAACCTGCCGTGTCACCTCCCTGAGACGGAAGCCATTGTGCATAAGAACATGCGTATGGGGATTGGGGTTACTGGCTACCTGCAAGCAACTGAGGAGCAGAAGGGCTGGTTGGCTGAGGCGTACAAGAAGCTGCGTACATACGACCAGTGGTACAGTGCCAAGAACGAATTTAACAAGTCAATCAAATTGACCACTGTTAAGCCTTCAGGTACGTTGTCCTTGTTGCCGGGTGTTACACCGGGTGCTCATCCGGGATACAGTCAGCACATGATTCGCCGTATCCGCATTGCATCCAACCACGCCTTGGTGGACGTGTGCCGACAGAATGGGTATGACGTGGAGTATCAAATGAATTTTGATGGCTCTGAAGACCACAGCACCGTGGTTGTGTCGTTCCCGTTTGCCTTCCCCGAGGGTACTCGACTGGCTGCTGAGATGACCGCCATTGACCAGCTTGAGGTGGTTAAACGCCTACAGAAAGATTGGTCTGATAACAGCGTGTCTTGCACCATCTATTATCGTAAGGAGGAGTTGCCTGAGATTCGTAAGTATCTCAAGAAGAACTACAAGAACAACCACAAGAGCTTGTCGTTCTTGCTGCACTCTGAGCATGGCTTCAAGCAAGCCCCGCTGGAAGAGATTAGCAAGGAGGAGTATGAGGCACTGGTGGCACGTACAACACTAATCACTCACATCGACGAAGCTAACATTGGGCTAGACGAGGACGAGTGTGCAACCGGGGCATGCCCGATTCGATAGGAGAAGGTATGGACGTTACATTCCACTTCCGAAACGGCTTTGGTTTCGATATTGAATATACCGACGAGGTGTGCCACATTGTCGGTATTGAAGATAAGGACGGAAACGAGGTAAATGTAGTGGGTGCCTTTGAAGGCATCATCGTCAAGCTGCCCCTGCTGTCTATTTATTTAGGTAGTTGGGATCAGTTAGATGTCAGAATGTTAGACGCATAAAAGAGGGGGCTTCAAGGCCCCCTTCTTTTTAGTCCTCTTCCCCAAGAAGACCACGCTCAAACAACTTTAAGTCTCGTATCTGTTCGTTCAGCTCCGGGTATTTCCTACGTAATTCAAACCCAGCAGCTCGGCGTATCTTCTTCATATTGTTTTCTAAGGCGCGCCGTACCAGCTTTTGGTTTGGACGGTTGGAAAGACCTTCTAGGTCTAGCCTATCCAGCATTTGGTTTGTCCTAGTATTGATACGTTCCATCAGATAGCTGTACTGCTCGCTGTTTAACTCAACACCGCCTAGCTGACGCTTAGGAGCAGAAATGGCAACACCAATCTTTTGCATTTGTTTTTGTTTCTCGGTTTGCTCCATAGCCTCTGCTGGAATCTCAAAACCAAGACCAACCAAAGGCGTCTCTTTAGGTGCGCCGTATTGCCCAAACTGCTGTGGAAGCATGTTACGTAGACCGGGGATACGTGATTGTATCTTCTCAAGTACACCGTCTGCTTCCCTCTCATACGGGTCAATCATCTTAGCAGCATCTTTAGCCAACACAGGAACCACACGCTGTCCTAGTTGTTCAAAGTATGTTTCTATACCACCCGGTGTAGGATTGGTCAGTAGTTCAAGTGTATCGGAAAAGCCTTCCATGAATGTCTTCTGTAGAATGTTAGCCTTCATAGCAGAGATAAAGTGCTTACCTGCCTCATCAATAAACTTATCCCGTGACGGGCCTGAACCAGTCAGTGAATAGCCTTGCTCCTTGGCATAACGCATGAACTCAAAGAAGTCAGCAGTAAGACCAAACACAGTGGAGATTGGGTCAGCACGTTGATAGCTTACCCACTTGTCTCCCACCTTGATTGAGAAAGGAGGGATGCCATTCTCTTGCCAACGGGCACGTTCAGACGGATCTGCTGGATAGGAACCAGTAATCAAACCTTGTGATGCCATGCCACCAATAATAGTGACAGCACCCAAGCCCACAATCTGACGTGACACAGCCTCTTCCTTGCTCATCTTTACTACTTCTTCAGACACAGAAGCAAGAACGCCCTCTTCAGTGAACTTGAGCACACTCTTAGTCTCACCGGGGCGAATGAAGTAGCCGGGGCCAGGTACATAGCTCAGACCGTGTTTAACAAGGTTCCAAGGTGTACGGACAAACAACACGCTTTGTGTGATCAAGAACTCAAGAGGTGTATTACCTAATCCCTTAGCCTGTTCAATCATCTTTAACAAACCAGTCATCTTGGTTTGAAATGTGTTGTCTTTGGCATAGTTACGAACATCATAAATTTCTATGGCGTCTTTACCAAAGACATTTTCTAGTGCCGTATCAATATCATCTTTCTTCTTGGAAGCAAAGAAAGTGTTTTTGTAATTATCATACAACTCGTCATAACTGCCCAGCCCTTTGGCTTCATCGGCGCTGGCTTTACGAGACAACATAGCCAAACTCTTTTGGATGCGTAGTCCGTTCTTGAAGTATTCGTCCACCGCAACCGTTGCTCTCGTCGGTAGTCTAATCCATTCACCAACCCTGCCGGGGATAGCCTTGGTAATGTAGTCGTAGCTCTGACGCAAGTACTCATCAGCTACCTCAGGTATCAGGTTACCGTCTACGTCTGTAGGTATATTGCTATCGGCAAAGGTTTCATTAAACTGTTTCTGCGTCATGCCTAGATTTCTAGGAGTTATCTTAAACTCCATAGGTAGACCAGTCTTTAGTGCATAGTTGAAGTAGGAGAAGTCCTTGATCCATCCGTCAGATAAACTAGAGAACATAGCCCTAGCCTCACGGGCAGCAACCTTATCCATAGTCACCATGCCTTGGATGCTTTTCAGCACAGGCTTAATTGCCGTCTGAAACACACCTGACAAGCTGTTCCAAATAGGCGTACCAAAACCACTGAGCAATGAGTTATAAACAAACTCTGTTGCCATCTGCCAAAGGTTAGGTTTCTTTCCTTTAACCCCTTCCACCATCACATCTGACACCAAGTCAGCTACTTGGTCAGGGCTGACATTCGTAGCCATGTTTTGAATACTGGCTAGCTCTCTACCAAACTCTTGGCAGTTAGGGGGTACTACATTATATGTTGCCATTTAACACCTTACTGTGGGGAATACACTCTTCATTGGGGAACTTGCTTTGATCTGAGCCGTGTTCCTTCTGTGAGCGTACAGCATACGTGAAGCATACGTGGCTTGGTTTCTAAAGAAAGTGTGGATACCGCTGTAATAGAACAAATCATTTATCTTGTTCATATACTCTTGTGAATCCAAACTTTTACCTGTGTTAACCATGTCCGTAATCTCGTCAATGATTCGCTGCCTGTGGAAAGAAATATATTCTGGATACCCTGTTTGGGTAAACATTGCTCTCTCTTCAGGTTCTAGCCACTGACCCTTCTTTTGACGGTCAAGGATGAGGTCAACAACGTCATTATATCCTTTTTCTTTTAGGGCTTTGTTTACCATGTTAATACCACGGTACTTCATCCACCGTTGTTTACCTGATGTTTTGTTACGCAGCAGCTCACGGTCACGTAGGTCACCTTCACCAGCAGCAACACGGCGACCAATCTCTTCTTCTGTTATCTTACCCTTGGCTAAGTCTTTGTACAACTTACCACCAAGCTCCTCAGCGTACACGTCCTCAGGACGCACACCACGTGAGCCAACAGAACCACGAGCACGTGGCATGCCTGGCATCTCAGGAGATACTACAGGCTCTTCCATAATCTGCTGTGTGCGCTGCGCTGGCGGCACTTGTTCAATGCCTAGCTTCTCCAGCCTATTGTTTACTTCTAGCTTACTTACAAAGCGATTGGTCTTAGTGTCTCTCCAACCCATACCAGCAGGCTTTAGTCCAAGCCCTTGTTCGATAACGTCTAAGTCATCTTGACTAAAGACATCATCAATCCTTGTCTTACCCATAGGGGTGTATGGGGTGATTACTTCACGTGGTTGTTGTGATTCATCATAAATACGCTTGGCAATAGGGCTTTGGTCGGCGTAAAGTACTTTGTTTCTAACCACACCTTTTGGTAGTTCTGCTTTTACGTGACCGTTATACGCTTCTTTAGCAACCCTGTCCACAGCCGCATCGTCAGGAAACAACTTAGGGTTCTTTGATTTCAACCAGTCACGTAGTGCAGGAGCTTCAGTTGACTTAGGGTACCGCCCTATCTTATGCAACGCCAAGTCAATCTTGTCTTTAAACTGTACTTTAGTGCCGCTATAATTGACAGACAGTCTCTCTAGCCCCTTAGGCAGAGCATCAAAAGTAACAGGAGAGGTGTCAATACGTACACTGTTAACTGTACCTGTCTCAGGATCAAACCGTAACTCAGCTGGGTTTGCTTTGTTGTTCCGCACCGCCTGACTAACAAGACCTTGAGCCATCTCGTTGTCATCCATTGTTTTAACAGCAGCATCCAGCTCTATCTCTGCGTCCTTCTCGGCACGGATAGCTGCCTCAGTTGCTGCACTTTCAGCCTCTGCCAGTTTCTTAGGATTGGGAGACAGTTTCTCAAACAACTTACCAACAACCCCACCAAGTGCGCCACCAAATCCAGCACCTACCAAGGTGTTTAGTACACGGCTATCACCATACTCTTCGTACACAGGTTCGACAGCACCATACACAGTACCAGCAACGGCACCGCGCATAAGACCTGTCCTAAAAGCTGTGGCACCTTTCAGGGGCGCAAGAGCAGCTGAAGGTAGAACAGCAGGGTCTGCAATAACACCTACCCCTGTACCTGCCACAGAGGCTACAGGGTTGTTATCAAACATCATCCTGCTGGTTCGTTCATCAGCAGAATCTTTTTGTTCGTCAACAGAAATACCCGGTATATCTACTATCTTTTCAATACCACGAATAGTGGACGTAGCAGCACGACCAGCTTGGTGTAATATCACCTCACCAGTGCTGAACCCATCGGTAAGATATTTAGACCCTTCTACAGAAACATCTTCAAACCTACCTTCAATCAAAGCCTTAGAATCTTCAGGTGAAAGGAGGTTGGGGTCTTTACCTTCAAGCAGTTGGTTAACCTGTGCCCTTAATTCAGGAGTCATTGTTTGTCCTTATTTCTCGCCTCGACCCATCTTTCTAATCTTCTCGTCTAGTTCTTTCAATCTCTTGATGTTGTCAGCGATTTGTTTCTTTTCTTTCTCCCGGAACTTCTTCCACTCCTCTGGTGTGCCGCTATAGATAGAAGGCATACCCCTCGACTTAGCTGTGATAGGTGTGCCTAAACGGCTAGGAGGAGGCCCTGTCTCTAGAGATAGAGGAGGAAGGTATCTGCTGCTGTCAAACGTAGGAGCAGCAACAGGTGCAGTGGTTGCTCTTTCACCATAGAACGGGTCTTCAGGCGAAGGTTCTGTTATTGTTGGTTGCGTAGCAGCAGCCGCAGCAGCACTGCTTCCACCTATAGGTTTCTTTGCGTTTTGTTGTAAGATAGCTACAGCATCCTTTTTAGTAACGGCAGCAGGAGGAGGAGGTGCGCCATCAGGTCTAGCAACACCACCACTTATAAGAGCCATTGCTTGTTCTTTGGTTAAGTATTGGGTGCCTCGTTGGTAGCCGATGATTGGTTTGATAGTTTTAGTATTTCCAAACTCATCTGTAACAGAAGTGGCTTCACCATAAATAGGCTTGAGTTCCATCAGACCTGCTTCAGCTTGTTGTGACTGCAAGTCTTGTACCCTCATGGCACGACCCTTCTCCAGCGCCTGCATAGCAGCACGAGAGAGGCCCCTCTTCTGTAGTGCGTCAGCCAAAGCAGTCATCTTCTTGGCTGGGTCAGTGATGCCCATGGCTGTCACTTCTTGCATAGCCTGCTGCATACCTATGGCTTCAGCCTCTTGCGGTGCCATACCACCCATCATACGACCTAACCCATAGCCAACACCAGCGCCCCCTTGGGCAATGGTGGACACCACTTGCTGCAACAAACCCTGACTGCCCATCTGAGCAGGGGTAAGCATCAGTCCTTGTTCATATTGCTGACGTGCCTCTTGAGCCGTAGGCATACCAAACAAACCCATTCCTTGTAGTTGTGTTGCCATGTTTATTCTCCGTAAAAGCTGGGTGCAACTGCCATTCTTTGGAATATATTAGATGATGTTGCAGGCGCTCCATAGTCATAAACAGGAGTGATAGGACGGTTAGAAAACAAACCACCAAACTGTTTACCAGCTTGTTGGATAGCCTGAGCAGCACCCAACCCACCAGCCAGCCGTAGGTTAGCCGCTTGCTGACCACCACTCAACAGTGCTTGTGCTTGAGCTGCACCAGCTGTTGAAGCACGACCACCGATAGCAGCACCAGCTTCCAGCGGTGTCATACCTAGTTGCTCAATACCAGCACCAGTTTGGAACAACCCAGTACCACGACCAATCAACCGATCAATCTCAGCCTGACCATACTCACGTGCCGCAGCAGCCATCTCAGCATCTGCACGGGCACGAGCCAGGTTTTGTGCATATTGTTCAGGGTTGACAGCACCACCCATCATGCCAGCACCTAACGCCTCAGGAGAGACGCCTAGTCCAATACGACCACGTTGTAGTTGTTGCTGCCGTAGGGCAATGTCTTCAGCTTGCCGGGTGGGAGCTAACAGACCTTGTTGCTCTGCCAACACCTGTGCAGCCATCTCCTGTGGAGACATGCCTGCGAGCTGCTCTTGTGCCTGCCTTGCCTGCCCATAATAGAAGTCACGGAACGCAGCAAGTTCAGGGTCTAGTTCATAACCAGCGGTTTGTTTTGCTTCATCGAAGAAGCTACGACCAAAACCTGTGGTTACTGCATAGGGTCGGAACTTAGCCGCTTCAGCCGCTATACGAGCAGACTCTAGTTGTGCTTCAGCCGCCCTGTCAGCAGAGCTTGCCGCCATGCTTGAACCAAGCAGACCTCCGATTGCTCCTAATATTTCTAGTGCCATAATTCTTTCCTTTAAGCCTTCATGATGTACGCCAACGCGAAGTACGGCGACAGGTTAGCGTTGGTGCCACTTGAGCCAGCACTGTCAACAGTGACGCTATGCGAGTGAGAACCAGCAGAGTCACTGTTACCAAGAGTAGGGCCACTGCTGTGTCCTTGAAGTTGGTAATCGTTAGGTGTTCCACTGCTTTCAAGTAACGCTATATAATTTGAACCGGTAAGACCAGCATTATTTTGGTAAGGTGAAACTAATTTATGGTTATGAGAACCAGCACTTGCTGTGCTACCTGTATGGCTGTGTGATACAACAATGGCATCTTTAGAACCACCGGTCTGTGTAGCACTGCCAGTGATAGATGTCTTAGCAGCACCGCCATCATCAGCGTCAGCACCAATGATGAACTTGTTGGTTAGGTTAGGAGTGCCATTAGTACCATCACACAAGTACCAACCACTAGGGATGGTGGCAATGGTGCCTGACCACATAAGAATAGCACCGCTAGGAACACCGTTAGCTAACACATAAGCTGTGGTGGCAAGTTGAGTGGTGTTAGTTCCAGCCGCAGCCGTAGGGGCAGCAGGTATTCCTGTGAACGTAGGACTAGCCGTGTTAGCCTTAGAGTTAATAGCCGTTGCAATGGCGTTAAACTCAGCATCAATCTCATTGCCCTTAACAATCTTAGCTGGGTCGCCTGTCGTTAGTGCGTCCTTTGCAGCAAAGTCAGTTGCCTTAGTATAGTTTGCCATTACGACATCCTTCCAGTTTTAACAAATACATCAAATTTTTGTACACTCAGTTCTGACCCGTTTACATCAGCCTCAAAACCAATCTGAACTACATTACCACTACCGCCTACACTACTTTTAATCTTGTCAATCACAATGCCTGACGTGTATTCAGCAACAGTGGCAGCGTTAGCCCCGTATTCAGCAATTCCATACTCAGCAGCGTTGCCATACGTAGGTATCTCAAATGAATAAGAAGTGGTGTTAAAGTCATAATCAAAACCACACTTGATAACAAAGTCTTGGCTCTGTCCCCCAAGAACAGTGGCACTGATTTGCTTCATCATCTTAAGAACAGAGGGATTACCAAAGTCTACGTAGTGTGAGAAGTAACGAAGACGATAAGAAGAGCCATTATCGTCATACCCTTGATACTTACCAATACCGTTTGTTTTACCAATCAATAGGTCACGGTTACGACGGCGACAGAACGAATCAGCCTCATAGCTGAACCACAAGGTAACCCGTGCAGACCCGTCCTCCAACGGCTGACGCATATCTAGCACATACACAGTAGAGGTTGATGGAAAACTAAGCAGGTAGAAGGCGTTTA